CATGAGATATGGATTAAAAATTATCAGACCTGAAGCTGGTGTCATCGTTATTGGTGATTAAGCTTAACTCTAGTTAGTATAAGATAAGATAGTCGCTTGACTGGTGCGACAAACCAAACCAGTCACCCCACAAGGAGAATAATGGTTAAGATAGCTAGAAATATTAAAAAAACTGGTGTTCCACTAGGTGGAATAGGTGCAGAACGTACTACAGCTAGAACACATTCTCTTGTTTTAGATGACAGACTTATATCTAAACAATATATTAAAGGTAGAATTGATGACCACATTGATGATACAGCGTATGGTTCTGGTTGGGATGGCGTTACAGATAAAGCACCATCTGTTAATGCAGTTTACGATAAAATTAATTCTTTAGGTGTAGTAAGTGACATATGGGGACAAGAAGACGCTGCACAGTCTTCAACTGACGTTCGTGCCAAACGTACAGGTAATTATGGTTTTGGTAATGGCACAAGTTTAGCTTTTGATGATATCACAGAAAAAGTATATGTAGATGGTAACATAAAAGCTACAGGAGATTTATTAGTAGGAGATGATGTTTCATTATTATCTGATGCATCTATCCTCAATTTTGGTACGGACAGTGATGTTAATTTAACACACGTGGCCGATACTGGTTTACTTTTAAACAGTACTAGACAGTTACAATTTGGTGATTCTGGTACTTATATCCATCAATCAGCCGATGGAGTTCTTGATTTAGTGTCTGATACAGAGATAGAAATAAATGCAACAACTATTGATATAAATGGTGCAGCAGATGTTTCTGGTAATTTAGGTGTAGGAGGAAATGTAACAGTAACTGGCAATTTAACAGTGGCAGGTTCTGCTACAGCACTGACTACAGAAACAATTACCATGGATGACAATATAATCATATTAAATTCAAACGCTTCTGGTTCTGCTAGTGTGGACGCTGGTATAGAAGTAGAACGTGGTAGTGACGCCAATACTAGATTAGTTTGGGATGAAAGCACAGATAAATGGTCTGTACAACCAACAATAGCTGCTTCTACATACCATCCTATAGTAACCACTGGAGATAGTGGTACAGTCACAAACACTATGCTTGCAGGAAGTATAGCTAATACTAAACTTTCTAATGATAGTGTAACTGTCGGAAGTACAGAAATAGATTTAGGAGCATCTGCTACTACTATTGCTGGACTACAATCTGTAACAGTTGCTGGAACATCAGGTAGTAGTGGAACTACAGCTTTAAATGTAACTGGTGGTAATTCAGCTGCCTCTAACGCAGCAGTTTCTATAACAGGACATTTAGAAGCAACTACCAAATCTTTCAACATACCACACCCATTGTATGATGGTAAACGTTTAGTTTACGGTTCTCTTGAAGGACCAGAACATGGTATGTATGCTAGAGGTTCTTTTGATGTTATTGATGATAGACGTAAAGTAGGGATAGACTTACCCAGTTATTGGGCTACTATGGTCAATCATGATTATACTATAGGTATAACTGCTTATGGTAATTATAATGTATGGATAGAGGACAGAAATGAAAGTGGATTTTGGGTTAAAACAAACTCAGAAGATGATTGGAGTTTTGATTGGAATGTAATAGGATGTCGTAAGGACGCAAAATTGGAGGTTGAACCAGATGCCTGATAAAGTAACAACAACACCTGCAAGTGGTAAAGTAGAATTCTTTAATGATGATGGAACAGAAATAGGCTCTTTTGAATCACAAAATACAACTGGTGATTCTAGTACGGATGTAGTGAAAGCGAGTGGATTGAAAATAGACGGAGGAACCTTTTAAAGGTAAACAAATATGGCAGTAGATAATTTAATACTATTCAGACGAGGAACAGGAGCCACTTCGAGTACCGTAGTACCGACACAAGGTGAACCTGTTTTCGACACAGGAACTGGTAAGTTATATATCGGAGATGGTTCGGCACAAATACAAAACCTGACCGCTATTAACTCAGGTTCAGCAAGCTCGCTCGCCGCAGACAACTTAACAGCAGGAGACGCGGCAATCACTTTAGCTACGACATCAGGTAATATTACTATTGATGCTCAAGCTGGTGATGCAGACATTATATTCAAAGGAACAGATGACAGTTCTGATATAACAGCTTTGACTCTTGATATGAGTGCAGCTGGTGCAGCAACTTTTAATGACAAAATTACAGCAGTAGGAACATCTGTTTTTACTAATTTAGATATTTCAGGCGATGTAGATGTAGATGGTACATTAGAAGCAGACGCAATCACACTAGGTGGTACTTCTTTAGCATCTTCTGCTACTACAGACACAACTAACGCTAGTAATATTGGTAGTGGTACATTAGCAGCTGCAAGAATGGCAGCAGCACAGACTGCAATAACCTCTTTACTCGCAACAGATATTAAGATTGGCGAGGATGACCAAACCAAAATTGATTTCGAAACAGCAGATGAGATTCACTTTTATGCAGCAAATGTAGAACAAGTTTATTTAGGTGACAATATATTTGGACCACAATCTGACAGTGATGTAGATTTAGGTTCTTCTTCAGTAAGATGGAAGGATGCCTACGTAGACAGTATAACTGTTACAGGTGAAGTTGATGGTGCAAGTTTAGATATTTCTGGTGATGCAGATATTGATGGTACTTTAGAAGCTGATGCAATTACGGTTGGCGGAACTGCTCTTAATACTGTTATTGCAGGAGTTACTGTTTCAAATGCAACTTTAGCTGCAACAGCTACAGTTTCGAACAGTACAGCAAATACAAATTTCCCTGTTGTTTTCCATGACGAATCAAATGCGTTATTAGATGACACAGGAGCTTTAAGATATAATCCAAGTTCAGGAACTCTATTAGTACCAAACCTAAGTGTTGCTGGTACAACAACAACTGTAGATACTGTAACTATGAACGCAGAAAATGCAGTTATATTCGAAGGAGCTACAGCAGACGGAAACGAAACTACACTTACAATTATAGACCCTGATGGAGATAGGACAATCAAATTACCTAATCAATCAGGATGTATACCTGTGTTGGCAGCTGATAGTGCAGTACAAATTTCAGCAACACCAGCTGAACTTAACGTTTTAGATGGTATAACCGCAGTGGTAGGAGAATTGAACGCTTTAGACATAGGAAGCACAGCTGTTGGAACAGCAGTTGCAAGTAAAGCAGTTATTTTAGATTCAAACAAAGATTACACGGGTATAAGAAACTTTACTGTTACAGGTGAATTAGACGCTGCTACAGGAGATTTCTCTGGTGACGTTGACATTGATGGTACGCTTGAAGCAGATGCAATTACAGTTAATGGAACAACATTAGCTGAATTAATTTCTGACACAGCTGGTGCAATGTTTTCAAGTAACACTGAAACAGGAATCACAGCAACTTATCAAGACGCTGACAACACTATTGATTTAGTCGTAGGGACTTTAAACCAAGATACAACTGGTACAGCAGCCCTTGCAGAAGGACTAACTGGTACACCAAATATAACTGTTGGTACTATAGCAGCTACAACTATTACAGCATCTACTGCAATAGCACTCGGTGACGATGACCCAATCAAGTTGGGTGCAAACACTGATGCATACATTGTACATGATGCAGGTTCATTATCAGCAGATGATGAAACACCTGACTGGGTAGAAGGAACTTCTGACCACTTGGGTTACGCAGCAGACTCTTTAGTTATCTCTAACGTTACAAACGACGCAGACATTGCTTTCTTCGTTAGTGACGGTGGACATTCTAGAGGAGTTTTAAAGTTGAATGGTGACGATGGTAATATATACACTGGTGGAGGAGCTGACCTCAAAGGAGAGGGAGCAGCCACATCATCAATTACTGGATTCACTTTAGACGGTGGTTCATTCTAAGGTTAACATAACCTTTAAATACACCTGAGCCCATGGCTATGATGGTGTATTTATAAATAAAAGGAAAGATAGGATATGGCAACAAACAACATCAACAACGTATTAATACGAGCAAGTAATACTTCAGGAGTTACACCTTCAAGTTTAGCTCAAGGTACTGATGATACAGAGAGCACAGCAGGTGCAGCCACAGAGATAGCCATCAATAGAGCAGATGGTAAAATATTCTATCTTAACGATTCTGATACTGTTACGGAGTATACTGCGGCTGTATCAGGTAATACTTTTGGTGGCAGTTCATTTAAGATTGGTAGAGATGCTCACAATCTAATAGATTTTTCTACTGATAATGACATATTATTTAGAAGTAACGATGCTGACGCATTTGCAATAGAAGTTGATGGAAATGGTCATTCAAATATTACAAACATTAATTCAGATAAAGATATTATATTCAAAGGAAATGATGGTGGTGTAGCAAAAACAGCACTTACATTAGATATGAGTGCTAGTGGAAAAGCTATATTTAATGACACTATCGAAGTTGGTGATAATGTCAATTTGAAGTCAGATGGTGCAGTCATAGGATTTGGAGCAGATGGTGATGTAACATTAGAACATCAACACAACACTGGTATAAGATTAAACGGCGCTATGCAATTACAATTCAATGATGATAGCAGTTATATCATGCAAGATTCTGAAAGTTTCTACATTAGAGGTCATAATGATATGTACTTCAACATTGACACTCCTAATGATTCTACAGCTAGACATTTCATATGGAGAGCTAATACTTCCACTGAGTTGATGAGACTAGGGGAAGATAAACTACTTGAAGCACAAGGTAATTTACATCTAAAAGCTGATAGTTCAGTATTTAAAATGGGTGCTGGTTCTGATTTCACAATAACCCACGATGGAACAACTGGTGCAACTATCGCTGGTAATCCAATCATTATAGATTCTGGAGATGATATAAATCTAGATGCACATACTGGTATAATCAATTTCAAAGACCAAGGAACTGAATTTTTTAGAATTCAAGAATCGAGTAATACAACCATACTACAAAATAAAGTAAATGGTGGAGACATTATACTTAGACAATACGATGGTAAAACTAACCTTAGAATATCTGATAGTAACTTCGTAGGTATAGGTGGTAATGATGCTGCACAAGGTATTTTAAGATTTTTTGAAGATACAGACAATGGTTCTAATTATATAAACTTACAAGCACCAGCTTCGATAGGTAGTAACGTTGATGTTACATTACCTACTTCTGCTGGTACTTTGGCACTAGCAAATGCAGATACTACAGGTAACGCAGCAACCGCAACAGCTTTGGCAAGTGCACGTACTATCGCTGGTGTTTCTTTTGATGGTAGTGCTAATATATCTTTAAACAACAACGCTATAACAAATGGTGCTGGTTATACTACTAATACTGGTGATATAACAGGAGTGACCGCAGGAACAGGTCTTTCTGGTGGAGGTTCATCTGGTGGTGTTACACTTAACGTAGACGCTGCTCAAACTCAAATCACAACCATAGGAGCTTTAGCACAAAATCTAACACCCGATGCTGCAAACACTCGTTCTTTAGGTACTACAAGTAATGAATGGGCTGATTTATATTTAGGAGATGGTTCTTATATTTATTTCGGTAACGACCAAGATGTATCTATAAAACATATAGCTGATACTGGTTTACTTCTAAGTGGTACAGACCAAATACAATTTAACGATTCTTCACAAACTATTACTGCACCCGACGGTGCAACACTTGATATAAACGCCACAACAGAAATAGAACTAAATACTACAACAGTAGATGTAAATGCTGCTTTAGATGTTTCAGGAGCTGTAACTTTCGGAACCATAGCAGCTGCAAGTTCAGACACTGACATGTTCCTTGTTTCTGATAGTGGAGTAATTAAGCGTAGAACTGGAGCACAAGTAGCTTCTGATATAGGTGCACTCGCTTTAGATGCCCTAAGTGTTGGTTCTGAAGGCTCAGCATCAGGTGATGGAGCTATAGCTTACAATGACAGCACAGGTGTTTTTACATATACACCTCCTGCTGTTGGAGATGGTGGTTTCACCCAAAACAACTTTACTAATACATTGAAATCAAAACTAGACGGTATAGCATCAAGTGCAACAGCAAATGCAGGAACTGTTACTTCAGTTGGAACTGGAACTGGACTAACAGGAACAGTTACTAGTTCTGGGAATTTATCCTTAAGTCATTTAGGGATAGAATCTTTATCAGACCCCGGAGCAGATAGGCTATTAATTTGGGATGATTCGGCAGGAGCTATTGTTTTTGCTACACCAAACAGCAATCTCGCCATAAGTGGGACAAATGTAAATGCCACAGATACTAACACAACTTATTCAGTTGGTGATGGCGGTTTAACTACAAATGATTTTACAGATGCTGACCATAGTAAATTAAATGGCATTGAAGCAAGTGCTACAGCAGACCAAAGTAAATCAGACATAGAAGGTTTGGCAATACAAACAGTAGGAGCTTTATCGCAACATCTTTTACCCAGTGCAGACGACACTTATGATTTAGGTTCAGCTAGTGCTGCATGGCAAGATTTACATATAGAAGGTAACATAGAATCTACGGATGCTATGTCTATTAACAGTGGTGCTGGTGACATAAGTTTTGGTCCTGCTGAGAATCTTACATTAGGCAGTAACAAAAGATTTGAATTCAGAGATGATGCAATATATATTCATTCAAGTGCAGATGGACAATTAGATTTAGTTGCTGACACAGAGATACAAATAGCAGCCACAACTATAGATATAAATGGTGCTGCTGATGTTTCTGGTAACTTAACCGTTGGAGGGGATATAGATTTAGAGGGAGATATGGATATCAACGGGACTTTGGAAACAGACGGATTAACAGTTGCTGGCGTTACTGTTGCTACCGCTAATACAGCTTTAATGGACAGTGAACTTACAAGTTTATCTCACGTCAAAGCTATTAATCAAGGATTAACTACATCTTCAAATGCTCAATTTGGAGCATTAACAGTTACAACTCTTAACACAGGACAAGGTGCAAACGAACTGTATGATATGGACCAAAATGTCCTAACGACTAGTGACCCTACTTTCGCAGATTTAACAGTTACAAATTTAACAGCAAATACAGCAATTATACCAGATGCTTCTGGTGGTGCAACTCTTGGTAATACCAATAATGAATGGGGTGATATGTATATTGCTGATGATAAGTATATTTATTTTGGCACAGGACAAGAAGTTAAGGTAGGTTATGATGAAGATGGAGATAACGGATTAGAGATAACAAGTAACGTCGAAGGTGGAGAATTCAGACTCTTGATGAATGCTGATGAAGCTGATGATAATAATGATAAGTGGATGTTAAGGATTGCTAACGGTGGTTTGTTAACATTAGATTCATATACAAGTGGTTCATGGGTTTCTAAATTTACATTGAATGAAGCAAATGGTGATATAACAACTCCGGGAGATTTCACTGGTGTAGATATAACTCTATCAGGTAATGCAGATATTGAAGGTAATGTAGATATTAATGGTAGTTTAGAAACAGATGCCCTTTCTATAAACGGCACAACAGTTACTTCTACCGCAGCTGAATTAAATGCAGTCGACGGAATAACAACAGAACTGGGATATTTAGCTGGTACAACACGAGGAACTGCTGCAAGCGAAAAGGTAGTTACTACTGACTCTAACAAAGATATAGCAGGATTAAGAAATATAACTTTATCAGGTGAACTTGACGCAGGTTCTTTAGATGTATCTGGCGATGTAGATATTGACGGAACATTAGAAACTGATAATTTAACAGTAGGAGGTTCTCAAGGTAGTGATGGACAAGTATTAACATCCACTGGTAGTGGTGTTGCTTGGGAAGATGCAACAGGAGGAGCTGGTGGAGGTGGTGGTAGCGGTAGTGGTACGGTTAACTCAGGTACAGCTACGGCATTCGCACAATACGCTTCAACTGGAACAGCAGTTTCAGACACTATAACATCTACAGGTTCTATAACAATGGATTTATCAGGTAATGTACCAGAGCTTATGTTATACAGAGAAGATACCAGCGTTTCAGGAACTAATGGTATTGCAAGATTAGAAATGGGTAACACGGATTATTCAAGTAACCGTAGCGCCCCTAACTTCATGTTACAAACTCAAAGTGGTAGTACTGCACAGGCTGCTGGTTCTGATGGTGGTTGTTCAGTATTATTCAAAAGTATAGCTACTGGTGAGACTACATTGACGACAAGATTTAAAATAGGCACTGATGGAAGTGTAGTAGATGATAATGGTGACCCTGCTTTCTTAAAAAATATGAACTTATCACCCGGTGGTACAGGTACTATACTGATTAACCAAGTTGGTGCTGGTGCTTTTACTTTTGATGTAGCAGGTTCTGATGAAAGAATAAAACACGAAAGAAGACCATTTGATTATGGTCTAAAAGAAATAGAAATGTTGAAACCTGAACATTTCAAATATAATAAAGAAGCTTACAAAGATTTTGGCCTTAGTGAACATGACGATAAACACTTTGAAAATGACATTCAAGGTTTAATGGCTCAGGACATTGAAAAAATAATGCCAGAATTAGTTTATGAACATGAAGCAGGTATTAAAAATTACCGCAGAGATGGTATAGTGAGTGCATTAGTCAATGCAGTCAAAGAATTATCAGCAAGAGTTGCTGAATTAGAAAAGGAGAAACAAAACAATGTGTAAAGTATGTAAATGTAGTTGTGACAATTGTGTAGCATGTCATGCTGATAAAAGTCATAATAATGGTAAAGGCGGATGCGGATGTGCCACACCCGGACACGTAGATTATATGAATTGCGGATGTACAGAAGGTGGCGACGAAAACGCTTGGTGATAATATGGAAGAAAAAAAGAAAGAAGAACTATTGATTCGAATGGACGAAAGGATTAAGAACATCTACAATAGAATGGATAAGTTCGAAAATCTTTTTACAAACCACCTACATCATCATGAGATGTGGGAAAACGATATAAAGACATCACTCCAAAGGTGGTTGGCTGTTATAGTTACAGCTGGTGGCGGAGTAGGTGCACTAGGGATGATGTAAAATGACAATACCAACAATAATAGATTCGGATGCAGATTTACGCAGCAGGATTCGTTTTTTAAGCGGTATACAATCTGAAGAAATTTCAGATGACGATTTAGATATAGCTATAAGTATAGCAGTTGAATGGTTCACAGAACAAACTGGTTTATCTTATAGTACGTCTACATCTGATGCTGCTTATGACAATGCTGTAATGTATTATACCTGTTATCTAGCAAGTATAGCCCAAAATGGTTTGGGTATAGAACAATTACGTATAGGAGATGTCTTCGTACAATATGTTGACGAAGAACCTTATGCTAAATTTTTAGAGATGGCTAATGATGCTATCTTAGCCAAACAAGGTTTGAGTATTCAAACTACCACTTATAATGCCGATGCATCACAAGGTGATGTTGATTGGAAGAAAAACATTGATGGTAGTGACTCTACTTTGAATATAAGACAAAACAAGTGAGAAATTTAGTATTTGTAAGAGACGCTATAAAACGCAAAGATGTTAAGACTACAGGTCAAACCTCTGCTACAAAGGGTGCTAGCACAGCTTTAGCTGGACCTGCTGTAAATTTTGGTTACGAAACAAATAGTTCTGCGGCGCAATCTGCGGGCACTGACACTGCTTACCATACAAACAGTCCAGAATTAATATTACCGGGCTTAAAAGCCATACAATCGCCTATTACGAGCCGTTCTGGTCAACACGAGAGGTCAGGGCACAGAATAACAGGAGCATGTAAGTTTTACATGCCATCTTTAGATTATATTAGAGCTTTAGATAATTTCAGTGAAACAGCTCAATTTGATGAGATAGAAACGTATGACAAACTTATAGATATGGAAAGAATAATACAAAATCCAGCAGATACTACTATAACAACAGGTAGTATATCAACAGCCACAAGTATAGCTACATTTGCAGATGCTACACCCGGCTACGAGGTTGATAGATTACAAGTAACATGTTCTTTAGGAGGTACTGTTAGTACTTATGAAGAAATAAATGAAATACATATAGGTGGTTATATCGGTGGTAGTGAAGCATATTTGAAATGGGTTGGTACTGCTAGAATGAGAACAACATCTGGTGGTAACCCAACTATAGTAGATTTACCAGTTAGAAATGTATCAACTGGAGATACAGTACAAGTATGGGAAAATGGTAATAATTATACTTATACAGCCACTGTTAGTAACAGTTTTGATATAGATAAATTGATTGGAGATAGTAATAATGATTTGTCATATATAAAAGTTAAATCAGGTAATTATGACAGTTTTATATTTAAAGACATATATTTATATAAATCATCTGAATGGAGAGTAGAATCTGTCAAAGATTATAGAGATGAATATATGGAAGTTGGAGCAGTAAGAGTAAGAGGAGATAGAACAAGTAGGAGAAGAGCATATGGCTAAAGACCACCTTAATGTTATAGAACGTGCCTTAATGATGGGTATAAGTGACCAAATCAATGGAGCAACCGCTACAGACAATGATGTACATGTTTACGGTCAATTCCCTGAAACAGAGGATTTAAGATTCCCAGCTGTAGTTGTTCAATTAGTATCGTCAGGCTTCGAGGAGCAATACTTCGGGCAGAACGTATCATTTGGCTCTACTTCGAATAATACCTCAACTGGTAGTGGGGAGGTATATGGAGCAACTTTCTTAGTCCACTTATTTGTCGACAGAGACACAGAGATATCAGTAACATCTACACCAATCAAATCAGGCAGTGCTGCTGCAATTGTCTATAAACAAAGAAGATTAGTAAACTGGTTAATGCTCAACATAGCAAACGCTGTTATGGAGATAGACTGGGATGTATATGAAGAGGATGAGTTGGAGATACTAGAACGTCACTTAGAACAATGGCGTGACATAGGCTTTATGCCACAAGCACAATGGTATGGTGCTACAGCAGAATTCAGCTTAGCATTCTTAAATTTAAGATGATAGCTATACTAAGACAATTAAGCTACCATATAAAATGCTTAACAGAGCCCTATTACTTAGTAGAGCCTATAGGAGCTATATATGGCTAGTCAGATACCAGAAGATGTTGCGTATACTATTACGACAGGTTATTATCCTAATATAGCATCTAAAGTTAAATATAAAATAGGTAAGGGTAAAGGCGGAACAGGTAAGAAATATATAAGGAAAAAAGGTTTCTCTGACGTTTCTATCGAAGCAGAACGAGCTAGGGTGTTGCAAAAAATAGGATTAACACGAGGCGCAATGTTAGGGGCAGAAGCAGAGTCAGGTATACTAAAAGGTCAGAAACTTTTTTCAGAAAGAACTGGAACTAGAGAAGACCCTACCCAAGTATATTATAAATTTAGAGGTGGGTCTGACCAATATAAACTATATGGTGATACGGTTTGGCACATGCATGGTTCAAGAGATAAAGATAATAATATTTTTACAAATTATATAAAAGAAACATTTGGAGATAAAGACCCTCAATTTGGTCAGGTATATAGCAGAATGGAACCTAAACTTGCTGCAATGGCTGCTAATTTAGCAGAAGAGATTTTTGATATTTCACTTGACGCAGTTGAAAAAGAATTAAAAGCAGCAGAAGGAACAGATGCTGCCGAGGAAATAGGTTTTTCAGATGGTGAGTTTACTTATATGTCTCACGCCGAAGCAATGAAACAATACCCTGAACAAGCTAGTAGTATTAAAAGTCAAACTATGAGTAGGGCAAATCCTAGAGATATAGTTGTTGTTAAAGATGGGCAGATAGTCGGTACGAGAGATGTAACCGAAATGCCTTTGACGGGTAAAGGGCAACATGGTGTATTTAATATTCCACCAGAACTTAAAGAGGCTATTAAAGAAGTTAAAGGTGACGGCAGAAAGACAGCAGCACTAAGACAGGCTGTTATCAAAATGTTTACAAATGCCATCAATAAAGATTATAACCCCACGATTACAAAACTTAAAGATTTCGCAGGTTATTACAGAAGTAGTAAGGCGTCAAAACAAATGCGGGGTAGGTGGGACAAAGTTCTTTCAGGTATCGCAGCAAAGGGTGGCCAAGAAGGTGCTAACTCAGTATCAACTATAACAATGGGTAGTGCTCTTTATAACGAATATGCAAAAAATATGAAAGGATTTTCCCACGACAAATCATTAGAACAAACTAACATAGAATATATCGCACACATGTTAGGTACAATGAATCTAAATACAAATCAAAACTTTAAACAATCGCACTTAGTATTTGAACACGCCAATGGTCAAGGAGTTTACGCAAACGTGCCTATGGTTACTGACCCAGATACTTTGTTATTCAAAGCATCAGCAGTAGAAGGGACATCTATAACATCTGGATTTAATGCTACAATGGCATTATCTACAAAAGCTGGCCTTTTAAATAGAGCTAGCACCGTAGAAATGTCAAAAGGACAAAAACACGCTTACACAATGTCTAAGGTTACAGGAATTACAGCATCTAGTTCTGGGCAGGGAGTTGCCACAGCTAATATGGGTATAGCAAAGGGAGCGCGTCCAGCTACAGTAGTTACAATACCAGCAGTAGACGAATTAGAAAAAGCCTTAATTAAAGATATAGAGGGTAAAATACCAAACATAGGAAAAAGATTAGGCAACCACGGTAGTAAATTACAGAGTAGAATGTACGGCCTAGGTAAGAACAGGAAAAAGATGACAACAGGCACAAACCCAAATAAAACACAATTTTGGGCTTTACCATATATTGGAGTGCTCGGAAGCGATTATATTAAGAAATGAGCGAAAGCTTTATATACTAAGACTATATACAGTAATTAAGCGTTAATAGTAATTCTAGACAATCGCTTTAGCGTTAAACCAATTGGAGAAAAATAAAAATGGCATATTATTTAGGAAGAGATGTAATTGTCGCCATAACTACCGAAGACGACAGTCATGGTGTTGATGTAACTAGCGCAGGTGTTAAAGG